ATGGAAGAACCGAACATGAGGTATACGCAGGACAACAACCGGCGGATGATACAGGAGGCTATCCGCAAAATCGCATTGGGGCGCAGTATCGAGCGTATCGAAATGGCTCCGGGCGGCATGGGCGGCGTGGGTACCGCCCGCATGATTCACGGCTATGTCGCCAAGATACATGACGATCCCGGCGATGAAGAGTTCGCCGACTACGGCGGTACGGTGGACGTGGGCGAATATCCCGACGAAACGGCCTCGGCGGGCGGTATCATCCACAAGGGCGTGTTGCTGGCTGCCGCCCGGAACAACGAGGGTGGTTTTCTCATCGTGCCGACCCTTTTTTCGGAGGTGACCATCGTACTGGACGCCGCCACCCGCCATGCCTATATCGTCAATTACTCCCATGCCGAGACCATCCGCATGGAGGCACATTCGGAAGTCCGTATCGGCATGACGGAAACCGAGGCTCTCGACCCCGACAGCGACTCTTCGCCTGACTACGACGAACTGGAACCGACCGGAAACGAAGCACATACCAGCTACACGGCCGAAGGTATCACGGCAATGGTCAAGAACGACAGTGGCAAAGAATCGTCAGTCGTGCAGGGTGCGGAAGAGATTGCTCAGACCGTCGATAAGTCGGAAGTCAAACAGACCGCCGACAAAATCGTGCAGAAGGTAAATTCCACGACCGTTGCCGTAGCAGATAACAAAGTAACGCTCGGCGACGAGAACGCCACCGAGCCGCTTGTTTTGGGGAACGAGCTGGCTCAGCTCATGCTGGACTTCCTGACGGAGTGCAGCAAAATCATGACGCCTACGCTTATGGGGACCATGCAGCCGCTGAACTTCCCCAACTTTCTCTCGCTGACCTCCAAGATTCAGAAGTTCCTATCCAAAACCTCCTATACCAAATGAGCGTCACCCTTCATCCCGGCATCGGCGGTCTGGATCCGCAGAGCCTGTGTTACAGTATCTACCGCCAGTTATACCAGACCTTTTTCAACGCCCAGGAGCGCAAAAGCGAGAACAATCCTTACGGTGTAGAGGAAGGTGACGACACGTCCATCCGTCTGCACAACACAGCTTATGGGTTTGCCGAGGCGATTTCGTCCAGCGTTTCCGGAGAGGGCGGCGGTACGGGTAGCTGGGCAGGCTATCTGCCTAAAAGCGGTGGCGACATGCAGGGACCCTTATGCGCCGACTACGGCTTTACCGCCGGCATCGACAACCGTCGTCTGTTGGAAACGTACCGCACCCCACAAAGTGATGATGAAGGAAACATCATCGGTTACACCTACGGTATCCGCCTGACAGGCGACGTACATGTCGGCGGCAATCAGCTCTTTGTAGGCGGTATGCAGCCGCTCCGTTGCGAGCAGGCTACCGGCACGATATACCTGAGCGGGAAACGGGTCGATTTCGCCGATGCCGCCCTTTCCCTGACCGGAAGTATCCTGTTGGGCGAGTCCAAAGAAAACGGAGTGCTCCTGACTTCGGACAGTCTGCTCATTCATGGACGGGAAGTCTATCACGGCGGTAACGCCAACCTTTCCACCGTGGACTGGTCGATGCACGACGCTGCCGTCGCCGGTTCTCTCGAAGTTACGGGAGCGGCGACACTCTCCGGAAAGTTGCGAGCCTTACAGGGCGTGGAATTGGGCGACGGCGGGCAGCTGCTCTTCTCTGTTCTCGGGGAGACCGTATCTTGTTTGAGCGACCTGACCCTTTCATCCGGATGCGGCGTGCGAATCAGCGGAGTTACCGTACTCAAAGGTTCCGGAGCGAGCGACATCCGGTTGGAGGGTGCCGACGGCGACCTGCTCATGGGCGGCGACCGCACGGTTAAAATCCGATTGATGTCGAACCTCACGGACATCGACGGCGAACATGTCCTGCTTTCCCCATACGGCGCGGCGTACTTTCCCGACTCCATCCGGGTACGGCACAACTACGGCGGGGATTTGCTCTCCTCGTACCGCACCGACAGCGAGGACGAAGGCATCGTCATCCATAAGCGACTGCGTTTCGGGAGCACGGGCGGCTGCTATCTGACCGGAGAGGACGACATGCTGGCTTTCGTTTCCCGCAGCAACCACACCCAATCTCCCGGCGGTCAATACGAACAGGTTGCGACGCTATTGTTCCATGCACCCTCCACCAGCCGTTACGCTCCGTTAAACCGTACTTCAAACTCCCTGCGCATCGGCACATTCGGGGACTTTATCGTCGCCCTGAATCCCGTCGAGGTCACGGGACACATCGGTATTGACGGGAGCTTCACCCGTCTTACGGCAGAGGGGCTATTCTTTACCGACGACATTTGCCTCAGACAGGTCAAGGACGGCATCCGTCATGGCGGCAACGCCTACTTCGACGGCAGTCTCTCCTCAGAGCGATTCACCTCCGGCATGGCCGGTACCGGTTGGGCGATCCTGTGCAGCCGAACGACGGGAAGCATCTCGGCGACCTTCGACGAACTGACCGTCCGGAAACGGATGCGGGTTTACGAACTGGAAGTGCAGCGTTCCTCGGCAACCAACGGAGCCTTGTGGGTTACCGATACCTGTTCGGGGGACAGTGTCGAGAAACTGTAAATCCGACTATGGCCCTAAACGAATATTCCCGATTCAAGATACGCATCGACCCCTGTTCCAAGAAACGGCAGGGGTTGCACACCGGAGACGTCGTGCGCCGCCAGTACGTGGACGGCGCACAGACCTTTTACAGTCTGATGGTCGTACTGGTCACCGGTGAGGACTCCGTGCTGTTGCCTGACGGGAAGAAGGCGTCGTCGCCGTATTTCATCGGTGCGCTCATCGAGGGCGACGAGCCCCGTGACGGGGAGCTGCTGGATTTCGTCCGCCTCACAAGCCTGACCGATGAGCGGCGCAGTGGTGCCATGTACCTGACCGCCTCGGACGAAGAAGCCCCGTACATGGATGTCATCGACGGCATGGGGACGGAACGTTCCTTGTTCCGCCCTGCATCGCTTGCCGCGTTCGGTTGCAGTGACAATGCGACATGGAGCTACCATTATCTTCCCTCGGAAGGTCCGGCCAGCCGGATTATCCGAATCACCCGTTCTGCCGATCAGCCGGCAGCTTCAGGCAGTTTGCAGATTCCGTTTCCCCGGTCCGTTTCCCATCCCCAGCGTTTAGTCATTTCCTTCCGTATCCGTGCCTCCAAAGCGTTGTCCGCCGTGCCGCTACGCTTCGGGTATGCCGACGGGACGGAAACGGACGGACAGGACACCGTGGACGTTACGACCGAGTGGCAATACCGGTTGAGCCTGATTACGGTGGACTTTCCTGCGGAACATGCCCGCATGTTGGCTTTCGACCTTTCCAAACATCTTAATCCGGGCGATTGGTGTGAGGTCGGCGACCTCAATGTCTGCCTGTCAGAACACCTTGCCTCCTTTTCCGAAGCCGCCAAAATCCGTATCGGACGTATCACGGGAATTGCCGACCCGTTGTTCGGCATGTTGCAAGGCTACGGGGCTTACTTCCAGCGTCTCTACGCTACGCGGGACGTTCATGTGGCCGGTACGCTGACCGCCGGCGACGAGGAAGGATTCGGCAGCACTTTCTACGCCGGACGCATTCACAAGAACTGCATCATCGACTCGCTGAACGGTAATTTCACCACGACGGTCGTCCGCCTTTCGTCCCACTCTCCGAGCGGTATTGGGAAAAATATCCTGCTTCCCGTTAGCGGCGGGACCTTGCTTTGCCAGAAAGAAGCATGGGCGGAAAAACACGCGGGCGAGCGTTACTGCCTTTCGTTCTGGTGTTATTGCCCGTCCAAACAAGAGACCTCGTTCGATATTCTTCACGGGGGAAAGGTACTTGCCAGCTTTATAATGCCTCAATCCTGGCAACGGGTACATGTGGCCTTCGACATCGAGCCTGTCCCCGGTAGCGACCTTTGCATCGATTTCCGCACCGAGAACCGGGTGGTCTGGTTTTTCAGTTCCCCACAGCTTGAAAAAGGGAGTGTTCCAACGCTGTACCAACCCACGGACGACACGCTGAACGAGACCGACGAATACGGGGCATGGTTTTGTCGGGGCGGTGTGGGCGGTACGATCCAGCACCCTTTGCTGCGGTTGGATCCGGACGGTTCCATCCGTGCCGGCAACGATTCGTTCGTCATCAACCCCGACGGCAGCGGATATTTCTCCGGCGGCCGTTTCCGCTGGAACAAAGACACCATCATCTTGCAGGATGTCACCATCCGCTGGGAGGATTTGGACGAGGAGATGCAGGAACAGATGAGACCCCGTTTCGTCACCGTCGAGGGCGGTACGGTGTTTCATTATCCCGATGCCGTTTCAGACAATCTCTGCGACCCGGCGGAAATCCTCCTGACCGGTACGGCGCAGAACCTGACAGCGGATTCCTGCCATTGGGAATACCTTGCCGCAGACGGCGGGTGGAAAGACACCGGAGGGACCTCGTCCGTTTACACGCTCACGCCGGACTTTCCAGGCTGGGAAGGGCGGAACGTGCTGACACTCCGCTTCGTCATCCGCTCCTCTGGCACGTCGTACCACACCACCCATACCGTCTCCAAACAATACGACGGCAGTGACAGCTATTCTCTGCATGTAGAGTCCGATTCGGGCACCGTTTTCCGCAACCACATGGTCGAGACGACGCTCCGTGCCCGCCTTTACAAAGCGGGAACAGAGATTACAGACCGGATTCCCGATGAACAGTTTCTCTGGAGCCGTATGAGCGACGATGCCGAGAGCGATGCCCTTTGGAATGCGGAGGAACATCGGGGACGCACGCTGCGGATTACCGGTGAGGATGTATGGCGCAAGGCGGTATTCAACTGTGAAGTGCTCATGTAGGAAATATGAGATAACCAATCTTGTCTATAAACTCATTGCCCACGCATACGGCTATTCTTATACAAACAAAACGTATGAGCAGCCGACAACTTATCGCACGTGGGCAAGCCACGATTTACATACAGAAGGATTCCTACACGATCAGCCAATCGCTCGGGGAATATGTCTTTCCCGCAGACCATTCCGGAAAGATTCTCTCATCCGTTACCTTGACCTCGACCATCAAGGTCATATTGGGCGATTCGGAATACAAGGACTTTACCATCGGAGCGATTATCAAGCCGACGGGTTTTTCCTCCATAATAGTGGACAACAGCCGGAAGACCGTAACCTATACGGTTGCTTCCGGAACGACAACCCTTGCCGAGCACGGTTCTTTGGATATTCCCGTTACCATTGCGGGGGCGGTTTACCGCCTGTCGTTCGTCTGGTCGAAAGCGAAAGCCGGTGCACCGGGCACTGCCGGTGCCGATGCTAATCTGCTGGACTGGGTACGGGAATGGAATACCGGTAAAACGCTCATCAGCAGTCATACCGTCATCACACCGAAACTCTTTGCCGGTGTGAAGAACACGGACGGAACCATTACGGGTACTGCCATCGGCCGTTTTGCCCTCAGTACGAAAACTGCGTCGGGCAGTATTGCTACCGAGGCCATCGACGGGATCTGCGGATTCAGGAACGGATACAAAACCTTTCTTTTGGATAACGGCGGCAACGTCCAGCTCGGTTACGGCGACCAGTTTGTCCGCTATGATGCTGCAACCGGCAAAATCACGTTCGGTGCGGGTGTCAGCCTGAACTGGACCAATGCCATCCAGCAAGCCAAGACTGAAACGCTTAACGCCGCTGCTGCTACTGCCCAGAGTAAAGCGGATGCCGCATTAGGTAGTGCCAAGAGCTATGCCGATACCAAGAAAAGCGAAGCCGTTAACAGTGCTGCCGCTACCGCTCAAAGTAAGGCCGATGCAGCTTTGAACTCGGCCAAAAGTTATGCTGACACGAAAAAAAGCGAAGCCATCACGCAGGCAGGCAAAGATGCGGATAGTAAAATCTCTGCATTGACCACTACGTTGAACGTCTCCATTGCCGATGCCAAGAAAGCCGGTACGGATGCCCGTGCCGTGGCGGATGCCATTACCTCGAAAGCCAATACGGAGGGCTGGTCAAACAAGCTGACCTACATCGATGCAAACGGTATATTCACGGGAAAGTTATCCGCCAACACCGTCAGTGCCATCAATATCAACGCCTCGCAAATTACGGCAGGCACCATTGCTACTGCCCGTCTGAATGCTGCGGAAATCCGGTCAAATATCATCAATGCGGCATACATCAACGGTCTGACGTGTGCCTTCGTTCGGGGAACTATTGGCGGCTGGACTATCGGTGCAACCACGTTATCCAACAGCCACATATTGTTGGACAGCGGCAACAAACGGGTGGTCGTGTACGGGGCAAGCTCTGGAGCGACAAGCGGCAAGCGAGTGCAGATCTATTACAACTCCGATACGGATTTCGGTTTCTATGCCACGGATGCTGCTGGTAACTGCCTTGCCCGTTTCGGCTCGGCCAACCAGATTGCCGGGTGGAACATCGATGCGAACCGTATCTACAAAAACAGCATCGCATTGGGTGCGGACGGCTCCATCACGAACGGCAGCAAGTGGAAACTCAACAACGACGGTTCCGGCAGCATCGCGTCGGGGAATATCTCATGGAATGCAGCCGGTGCGGTGACTTTTTCGGCGACGGTGTCGTTGAACTGGACCAATGCAGCAAATTCGGCATTGGCGTCCGCCAAAACGTATGCGGATACCAAGAAAACGGAAGCTGTCAATGCAGCGGCGGCTGACGCCACCAGTAAGTCAGATGCAGCCAAAGAACTGGCACGGGCGATGGCGTTCGGCAAAATGCTCTATCGTGATCCGACTTTCCGTAACGGCAATAATAGCATCAATGTCTATAACAATGCAGGTAACGGTACGGTGACCGTAACCCGAACCAGCGCATCGGCTCCCAATGATAGCGGTTATATACTGGAGATTAAAACTACCGGAAATGCTTCACCTGGTTTCGGCGGATTTACTTTTCATACTATGACCGGCTACAAAAAGATATTTATTATCCGTATCATCGCCAAAATCCCGACCGGACGGCAAATTGCCTGGGCGACAAACAGCATTGGAACGGGCGGTACCAGCAAATGGCTGACGCCAACCGCCGGTACGGGAGATTGGTGCGAATACATTTATAAAGTAGTATGCGGCACCGCATCTTTTTCTACAACTTGTTTCTTTTATCTAACTGGTGGTGCAGCCGCCACAAACGAAGCACCGGTTACATGGCAGGTGGCATACGCAACTGTGTTCGATGTCACCACCTCAGAGCGGTACACAACCACCATAGACGCCAACGGCATCTATACCGGCACGTTGACTGCGGCGCAGGTCAATGCCGTCGCCATCGACGCAGGCAGTATTCGGACGGGAACGCTCAGTGCCGACCGCATTGCTGCGGGGAGCATCAACTCTTCCAAGCTTGACGCGGCCAGCATCAAGGCCAACATCATCAACACGGACTATATCAACGGTCTGACGTGCGCCTTCGTCCGGGGCACCATCGGCGGGTGGACCATCGGGGCGGACAACATCACGGCCGGCAGTGTGGGCACCGTCGGAGCCATGCCGATTCAGATCCGCTCGGCGGCCAGCGGTTCGGGCTATTGGTACAACGGTGCCTACAAACCACTCGGCATCGTAATGACCTGGCATCAGAGCAACAATGCCGGGCATGTGGTCTTCGGGCAGATCGCCGCTTCAGGCAGCACGGTCAAGACCGGCTTTCTCGGCATTCAGATGATGACCTGGGATAACGTGGAATACTTCTGTCTGTCGGCCAACTACACGAAATCGGGAGCCAAGGAGATTTACAACCGCATTGCGGGATGGGCTTTCGACAACAGCCGTATTTGGAAAAACAACGTCTCGTTGGGTGCCGACGGCTCCATCACCAACGGTACACGATGGAAACTCAACAACGACGGTTCCGCCTCGTTCGGCTCCGGGCGCAGCATTTTCAATACGGACGGCTCGGGACAGGTGGCCAACGGCAAATTCAAGTGGGATGCCGCCGGCAACATCATCGCCCAAGGTGGGCAATTCAAGGACGTAACCATACAGGGAACCATCCGCAGTGCCTTCGTCCAGAACGACCCTTCTATCTGGATTGTCGTAGGCGGCGGCACGACCAGTGATGTACAGACCGACCCTGTGCATTACGACAATGTGGTGTGTACGCAATCCGGAGGCTGGAACGAAAACATCAACCTGCAATGGACACTGGAAAACTCCGGCCGCCGGATTTGTCTGGTTAATTACAAATGGGGTTCGACCGTCTCCACGGGAGTGATGAGCATCACGGCTCCGAGCGGGAAATATTTCTACGAAGATGGCATCTCGAAAACGACGCTCAAATTTTCCCGAGAGGTCATCGAGATGATCGGTTATGGGGACGACAAGACCTTTTTCGGATGGATTATACTCAACCGCCGGGACCTGATGACAACCAGCCGGTACGGAAAGTTTCAGCAAATTCTTGTTACAGGCATTGTTACCGGAACAACTTCCAGCGCATCTATTCGCTATTTCTGTTTCGACGGTTCAAAATCCGTATCCGTCAGCCGATTGGGAAAAGGCATGTACCGCGTCTATCTTCCCTCTTCGTGGGGATTGTCAAGCCGTTACCTCGTCATGGCTACCGGAATCTATTCCACGGCGGAAAACACCCCGATTTACCCGACAGTAAAAGCGATCTATTCCTACTATTTTGACATCTACACGCAGGACGACGCTTCCCGGAATGACGGCTCGTTCAATTTTCAGGTAATCAGTACGGCGGACTGGGATTTGTGATCTTTTTTGGAGCATTGTCACCTATTCCGTTCCTTAATATGCTATTCTTTCATAAAACCTGCTATATGAACATCATCCGTATCACGACGACAAAAACGGCGCAGGAACGCACGGACTGCGCCTTCTACAATCTGGACTTCACCATCACCGACAACGCATTGGAGCGGGTGGTGGCGACTGTTTACACCCCGGAAAGCCGCCCCGACAGCGACACGCCTCCGGTCTTTATCGGCACCATCACCTACGAAAACGGACAAATCTTCTGTTCTCTGCCCAAAGAAGTGTCCATTGCCGGCATGATGACTGACTTCGAGAACTTTATGGCTATGATTCAGTCCGCCGTTACCGCCGAGACAGCAACCGAATAACACGAAAACCAATTATCAGCAATATGGAATTAAACATCAAGGACCGGCTCTACATCCCGGTCATCTTGCCCAAAGACGGCACATTCAAGGAGTTCAACACCAAGAAAGAGATCTTGCGCAAAATCGAAATCTCCGCCGAGGAGCGCGAAGCGGTCGGCCTGCACGAGAACCAAGAGAACGGGCGCATCGAGTGGGACATCGAGAAAGACACGCCGCAGTCCATCGCTTTCACGACCGACGAACTGGCCTACCTGAAGCAGGCGTGCGAGAAAATCTCGGACGAGAAGCTGCCGGACGACATGTGGATGGTCGTGGAAAAAATCTACGATGCCGCTTAATCCCTATCCGTAACACACGGCCCCGGCGCACCTGTGTCCGGGGCTTTTCAATACTTGTTTATGGCACGCATGGACATCACGATGAATCCCTCTTTGGGTGAGGTAAACACCTCGTCCGGTCTGGCCGGCAAGGTGTTCTATCCGTTTCGTCTGTCAGGAGAACAGGACGAAAAACGAGTTCGCGGGGAGATAACTCTCCCAGCGGACTTCGCCGTGCGTCGCCGTGGCGAACAGGGCTTCCATGTGCAAATCCCTTACACGCCGCTCTACAAGGAGCTGCTCGTGCGCCTGCGTTTGGACAACGGGACGGGACATCCCGAATATATTATCAACTCCACGGACAACACCACTTGGTTTCCCGTGTATTTACAGGACAGCGAGGGTGCGATGCGAGCCATACGGCTCTCCGAATACGAGACCGTCAACGAAGAGGGCCGTTACCACCTTGTCCTTCGGGACGGTTGCCTGCTTCTCTATTCCGGCGACGACACCGATCTGGAAATCGGTGCCGCCAAATACCAGAACGAGGTATTCCTGCTGAAAGCCTTTCCGGGAAACCTGTACCAGTATCCCACCACCGGTGTCGGTCTGATCGACTTCCTGCACGGCAACTTCGAGAACAACAACCTCGCTGCCAGACTGCAAGCCGAGTTCAAGGGCGACAATATGGTCATCATCAACGCCTACATGGATTCCGTTACCGGAGAACTGCTATTGGAAACCGAAGAAAAGGAGGAACAGCATGGGTAAATATACCGTCACCGAAGGTCAGAACCTGTATGATGTAGCCCTGCACCTGACCGGTTCTATCGAGGGCATCGTGGACCTGCTGATCTGCAATCCCACGCTCTCTTTGGCCGATACAATCCGCAGCGGGGACGAACTCTTCTACACGGACGGTTTCGTCATTAATGCGGATGTGGTCGCCCGATACCGTCGGGAACAAATCGTACCGGCCGGCGGAGAACGGAACGTCTATCCTAAATATCCGTCAGGCAAGCGCCGTCTGTGGTTTACGCTGGAAGCCGTGCAGATTTCCACATCTTTCTCTCTTTCGGGAAACGGCAGTGTCGAAATCGACTGGGGCGACAACTCCCCGTTGGAACCCGTAGTGTTGAGCTCCTCCGTGCGGCTTATCGAGCACCGTTTCGACAACAGGGTCGTCTCGCCCCGGCAGGTACGCCTTTACGGAGATTTTATCCTTCAGAACCTCGATCTGAGCGCAAGCGGTGCGCGCCGTATCCGTCTGTCCGAGCCGCTTCGCTGCGAGCGGTTCTCGCTTTGCGGTGGTTCATGCCCGTTGGACTTCGTACCTTTGTTAGACGGTGTCTTCCGGATGAACCTCAGCCGCCTAAGTTGCGGGACACTGCTGCCGTTGGCGGAGTGCCGGCAGCTGATGACGCTCGATCTGACGGATGCAGACATAAGTCGTGCTGCCGTCGATGAATACCTGATCCGGTTGGTTACCCATCATTACGGCCGCCGCAACTGCGACCTCACACTGCCTGTCGTTCCCTCCGGTACATACGCGGAACCCGCACGGGATGCGGCCGGAGCATGTGTTCCCGCCACCGGTCTGGAGGCCGTTTGGCTGCTCACCCACGAGGAGAGCTGGAACGAAGGCGGTGCCTGGGTCATCCGCACCCCTGAAAAATGCTATCGTTACACCCCCAATCAACCTTGAACATGAGCCGAACCCTGAAAGAAATATACGACGAAGCCGTCCGTGAACGCAACAAGCGTATGGAGCTGAACGAGTTTTCCAGCGACTCGAAGCTCTCCATCCTGAACGGTATCACATGGACGGTCGCCGCCGTCATCCACAGCTTCGAGACCCTGCTCGACGTCTTCGCCTACGACATCTCCGAAACCATCAACCGGCGTATCAACGGCACTCCGGACTACTACGCCCGTGCCTTGCTCCAGTACCAGAAAGGCGACGAACTGACCGTCCGCGAAGACGGTCTGGCTTTCGGGTACGCCTCCGTGGACGAAAGCAAGCGTATCATCACGCAAGTGTCGTATGACGAGAGCAGCGACGACGTGAACCTCGACAGCAAATTAGTCCTGAAAGTCGCCACAGGGGACAAAGGCAACCTGTCCGCCGTGGATGAAGAGGAACTGGTACAGATTCGCGCCTATCTCGCCAAAATCAAGTTCGCCGGCACCCGCGTTGAGGTTACCTCCCTGCCTGGCGACCTCTTAGTGCCCCGACTTTCCGTCTTCTGGGACGGTGCCATCTCCGAGGCGGAGGTGTTCGATAACATCGAAGAGAAGCTGAAGGAGTACATGATGAACATCGAGTTCAATGCCGTCGTCTATGTCTCCAAGGTCATGGAAGCCATCCGCTCGGCCGAGCATGTGACTGACGTGTGGATCGACGAAGAGGCCACGCCCCGGCAGGGTGTCTTTTTAGCCTGCCACAATAGCGAAGGTACTTTAATGCCGATGGAACGAATCGCCCGGATGCGGCATACCGCTTCGGGATACCTGCGCCAGTCCTCCGGGAAGGGCGACGAAGAGCAGATACCCAATTTCCGACAAGCCCTAAAACTCAGCGTCGATGGACAATAACAGATACCGGCTGCCGACCGACAGACTCATCAACCGCCTGACCCCGCACTATTTGTCGGGGCGACGTTACATACTTCTACTCCAAAGCCTCGTGTGGCCGCTGCAAAGCCTGAACGACCGTTTTTGCGCATGGGCACGGGAGCGGCAGATCGAGGCGCGCATGACCTCGCAGGTGATGTGGTTCGAGTGGTGGCTGAACTACCGGTTCCGCCGTTACTTTAGCGACACATCCGACGCCATCTATATCACTGACAGCACGCCGCTCGGCGTGGACCTCTACCACGAGGGCGCGACGGTCGGACGGCCGTTCACGGTATGGTACGAGGGCGAGCTGGTCACGACGAATAGCGACGATGAAAATCCCCGGCCGTTCCATCTGTTCGCCGAAGAGAAAGCCATTGCGAAAGTCAGCTTCATGGTGTGCGTGCCGTCCATCACCATCCCCACGCAGGAGTTCGTTTACATGCTTTCCTACGCGGTGAATACCTACCGCACGGCAGGCAAGACCTATCTGATTAAAATAGACGGCGAAGAGCTCAAACCCAATAAAACGAAATCATGAAAGAATTCATCGCGGAACCCGGCGGCCGTTATACCTACGCCGACGATATCATCAACTTGCAGGACATGGTGTTGGCCGTCGGCAGCCTATTAGACGGCTGTTCCAACTTCATCATCTCCGGCTGCCAGTGCCAAGGCGCCGTCATTACCCCCGGATACGTCTGGTTAGGCGGTAAAATCCGCCGTTTCGAGGGGTGTGCCGACGCTTCGTATCCGTACTACATCTACGAGAAAAACAGCAACGAGTCGGTCACTTACGCCAACGAAGTCAATAAACGCGGCCGTGCCTGCTACCTGGCTTCGGGCGGCCGTTCCGTGCCCGATACGGCCGATTCCGTTACGGGAGCCTTGCCGCAGTTCATCGAGGTGACAGCCGACTATGCACCCCGGTTGGCAGATAAATTCTTCGGCCGCTACGCCCTGATGACCGACAGCCCCTTCGCCAGGCAGACCGTCCGTAAAGACCTCCTGCTGACGGGCACCCTGACCGTCGAGAAAGGCATCGAGAGCAAACATTCGTTGCTGGTCTCCCCGACAGGCAGCAAAAAGATTCTGCGGGGTTACTTTTCCGAAGCCTCCGTCGCCCGTCTCGAAGCCGGCACGAATGCGGCTCCCGTCGCCGCCGTCGTATTCGACCTGCTTAAAGGCAGCGTCATTATCGAAAGCAAAGGCATTGTCACCGCCACTTTCACGGAGCGGCTCTGCACCTTGTCCGACCTGCGCAGCGACACGGTACGTGCCGGTTCGCTGTTCTTCACGGGGAACCAACTGAAAAACATCGCCGAGCGTAGCGACAAAGGAGCCGTCCGCATCAACTACGACGGCTACAATGAGGGCACGGCCTACTTCCGGAACTTCGAGGTGTACGACGGCAAGCGATGCACACTGCCGCTGTTGCAGGTCTGCGGAGCCGACAAACGGGTGGCGGTACATGCCGTGCTGGCCGTTGATTCGGCGCATGGCATCACGCTCTCGGACGCAGACCATGCCCTGACGGATGCCGCATTCGGCGGGGTGATACGCTGGTGCGACCTATCGGGAGCGGAAGCCGCCATTGTGGGCTATACCGAAGACAAACACCCTCATTTTTCCATCGCCAACACGGCAGGAGGTATTCTGCTCGTCCCGAAAAACTTCGTCGATGTGCAGGGTGATTTACAGGTAAACGGCATCTCCATCGCCAAGACCTACGCCACGCAGCAGGCCCTGACCGACGGGCTGAACAAAAAAGTGGATGCCGTCGAGGGCAAGGGACTATCGACCAAAGATTTCACCCAAGAACTCTACGACAAACTGAGCGCCATTGCCAGCGGCAACTTCGCCGGGGAGGACACGCCCCAGAGCGAAGGATACGTCACCACGACGCAGGTCGCCGCCGAACTCCGGAAAAAGGCAGACCGCCTGCTTGACGGTCTGGACGAGGGTGAGCGGCAGACCGCCGCCGGAAATCTGGGTGTCTATTCCAAGAAAGACGCGGACAGCCGTTTCGGCCGTCTTGCCGAGCTGTTCCATGACTACATCACCTTTTTGGTCCGTCAAGGAAAAAGTTCGGCCCAAGCCCAGCAGATGCTTCGGGAGAGGTTGGCTGCCGCCGGCAGCAAAGACCTTGCGGACAACTATGTGCGGCGGGATAAGAAATTGTCGGACCTCGCATTCCCCGATGACGATGCCCGTAAGCTGGCCTGCAAAAATATCGGGGCTGCCTACGCTGCCGACTACCAGCCCAAGCTGCTCGATACCGGCTGGCTTCAGATGTCGAACAGCGGTTCGGGAACCGATACCAGCAAACTGTTCGTGCGCCAGATCGGCAGCATTGTCTGCATACAGGGACGTATCAACACTGCCCGGCGTGACGGCAGCAACGAGGGCGGCATCATCGCCGTCATTCCCAACAAGGTCGAGCCGCCCAAATACGGCTTGCGCACCACGATGGCACACTGGAACGACGACCACAAATACAACCGGGGTTCGTCCTTCACCATCGATGCCGGAAGCCGCTACGTCCGTATCTACGAACGGGGCATGTACAACACGGAAATCAATATTCACTTTTCATACATGACGTAACATGAAAAAGCTCAACATCCAGCGCGACCTGAACAGCCGCGCCGCCATCAGCGAGAAACGCCGCCGCACGCACAGCGTCGCCCAGGCATCTGTCGAACCCGTAAAACCCGAAACACATGGCACAAGCGAAGAAACACCGGGGCGCGAGGATCACCCGCAAAGCGGAACAGAACCCCGCAAAACGTCCCGGAAAGTCCGGAAGGCCGAAGGGAACGTATAAGCGTTACCTTTTCGAGGAGACCAAATTGGGATTCTTCCTCAAATACGAAGTCCCCGAAGTGTTCCAGCTCATCATGCAGTCGTTGCCGGCGGGCAGGCACCGGGCTCCGCCCTTGCCGCTGATCCGTATCGTCTGCTCGGCCTCCAAAGACCCGTCGCTCAGGAAGCCCAAGTTCCGGCGTTACATGGAGCTCTACGAACGGGACGGCCTCTATTGCCGCCGCGCTACCGTGATGACCCCGGCGAAGAAACCCTTCTACGACGAGATGCGGCGGCGCAAGTTGGAGAAATTCATCTGCCGTAACCGGAAGCTCATCTCCGCCATCCGCCGCCAGATGGTCGAGGACGCCTCGAAGGTGGACACGTCGAGCCTCTATCCGGCGGAGCGCCTGCGCCTTCCGTGGCAGAACCCCACGACGGGAAAACCCTGAAACGATTATTTGCAGGACAAAATAAATCGTTTGAAAACAGTGTGTTATCCACTTTTTCAGCAAACATTCAACCGTTTATTTTGCCCGCTCGTGAAAGGAGGCTATTTTTGTAAACATTCAATTGAATCCGCCCGTTCGGGCGGCGCATAGGGAAAGTGATAAACGGAACGGTATCGTCCGGCTTTCCATCCAGTTTCTAAACTGAAGAGAGGCGGTGCATCCGAACCCGTCCCTCGTCGTCTTTTAGATTCTTCGGCATTAGTAATTTTATCACTTTCAACACTATGCAAGACGAAAATCTTGAAAGAGAGAATCCGGTTTCCGTAGAGGATTTATTCCTTGCCTCGCAGGAGACCTATGCCCAGGCGCAACAGCGGGCGCAGGAAGAGAACAAGGCATTCGCCCGCACCGAGTTCTTCCGCATGGACAAGTTGGGCGTGTACCGCCTGCGCGTGCTGCCTATCGCGCCGACCACCGACGGCGTCCTTGCCCGTCCGGGTTACGAATTTCCCGTCCACCAACTGCTGCTCGAACTGGAGAAACCTTCCACGGGCGGCAAAGCCTCGTACCTGTACGTGACCGTCCCGCGAGCTACCGATGCCGGTTATCCGCTGGACCTGATCGACATCTACCGCAAGGCTGCCGTGGCGGAGGCCAAGGCACAGGGGGACGACAAACTGGCCGAGAAAATCGGGGGCGGCAGCTTCGGTGGCGGCCTCAAATACAGTTACGGCCATGCGCTCTACGTCCTCGACCTCGACGAACGGGCCAAAGGGCTCCAGCTTCTTACGCTCTCGCACAGCCAGTTCAAAGAACTCGACGAGCGGAAATTCAAACTTTGGCAGAAGAAACTGGCCAAGAACCCCAATCATCCCTGTCCCGTGTGCTCGGTACACGATGCCTATCCGGTAGAAATCGAGAAGAAAAAGAACGGCGGCAAGACCGAATACCTCGTGAGCATCGACAACGAAAGCGACACCGACGTACTCTCGAAGGAGGAGCTTTCGGCCCTGCTCTCCGCGCCCCGCATACCCGACATCATCTACCGCTACTCACGCTATCAGGCCGAGGCGACCGTCGAGTACCTCAAGCAGTGCGATGCCCGTTACGGTATGGTCATCATGGAGACGGACGAAATGAAGGAGGCCATCGAAACCATCATGGCCGCCCTCCCGAAAGAGGACACCAGTTCCTTCTCGTTCGACAAACGCACGAAAGACAACAAGGACAACCCGGCGGCCGGAGCCGCCACCCTCGACGACCTGTTCGAGCGGTTCGACAGCTTGCAGGAGCAGGGATTAGGCGACCGCACCGAGCAGGGGCAGGAGCTTCGCGGGCTTATCCGCGCCTACATCGAGCAGGAAGGTCTCCAGATCCGCGTGACCCGTTCGACCTCGAACAAAGACCTGCTGGACATGATCGAGGAAGCGATGCAGGGTCCCGTCCCTTCCGAAGAGGAGGAAGCACCCGAACCGCCGGCCGAGGAGGAACCCCGTCGCCGTCGCAGATAAACAGACACATAGAGTTATTCATTTCAGGGAAGGAGCAGCCTTGTGCTGCGCTTCCCTTTCCTACATCACATGCTTATGCCAAAGGAAAAGAACTATCCGTGTCTGTTATTACTGAACGACATACACGTATCCAAAGATAACATACCCGAATTTACGGCCAACTGGCGGGAGGCCCTCGATATCTGCCGGACGATGAACATTCGGGACATCGCCCTCGGCGGCGACCTCTTTCTGAGCCGTGCCGCCCAGACCCTCGATGTGCTGCTGGCCGTTCACGATGCCCTGCTGCTGGCTGCCGAGTACGGTATGCGCGTCACGATGATCAACGGCAACCACGACAAGGTAAACCAGGAATCGCCGCGCGGCTACTGCCACATCTTCGACCAACACGACAACGTGCTGGTCGCGGACGACTACATCGCCTTGCCCTGTCCCGACGGGCAGCGGTTCATCCTACACATGGTCGCTTACTTTCCGGAAAACGGCAGCTTTCCGGAGAAATTAGAGCGGGTGCGCCTCGACCCCGAACGGTTGAACTACCTGTACATCCATGAAGGCATCAACGGGGCTCTGTCCCAGCCGTCCGACAACGAACTGCCCGTACACCTTTTCGAGGCGTTCGACAAGGTGTTCGTCGGCCATTACCACAACCGGTGCATTATCCCGAAAACCCAAATCGAGTACATCGGTTCTTCGCGTCAGCACAATTTCGGCGAGGACGAGGAGAAAGGCTACACGGTCATCTACACCGACGGCACGCACGAGTTCATCAAGAACAAGGTGAACACGCGCTACAAAGTGCTGGACGTGTCGGCCGAGCGAACGGGGCTGCACCTCATGGACGAGCTCAGGGAGATCGATGCCGACGGCCGCTACAAAGTCAAGGTGCGGGTCCATGCCCCGCAGGCGGCCATGAAGTCGGTGAACAAGGCCGCGCTCCTGGAAGCCGGAGCCACTAAGGTAGAGCTTGTCGCCGACGATGAAGAGCTGCTCGAAGCCTCGTCCTCGTCACTCTTCGAGAAATTCGACAGCCGCCGCATCCGCGAGACCTACGAGGAGTTCTGCCGCGAGAAGCAGATCGACGAGGTGGCTGTCGGACTGGAATACTTATCTAAAATCGAGAACAGACCATGTGGAAACTGAAAACCATAGAGGCGGAAAACCTGTGTGCTTTCCGCCGCTTATCATACAATCTGCTGCAAGGCGTTACGACGCTGATCTTCGGCGACAACCGTGACAACGACTCACAGCAGTCGAACGGTGCCGGGAAATCCGCCCTGCTGGAGTGCATCGCCATCGGCATCACGGGCAGTCCGCTGCGCAAGATACGCTCCGAGGAGATTATCAACGATGCTGCCGAGGAGTGCCGTATCAACCTGCATCTGGCAAACGATGCCTCGAATGAGGAACTCATCGTTTCACGCTGCATTCCCCGCAAAGGGACATCGACGGTAGCCTGCACGCTCCGACGAGGCGGTAAGAAAGTGGAGACGGACGAGGCGGTACAGCCCTCGGTCGATGCCTACAACCGCTACATCCTCGACAAATTGGGTGTCACGCGGGATGAGCTGCTGAATAACTTCATCCTCTCGAAATATCGTTACGAGGACTTCCTGTCCTCCTCGGACAAGGAGAAAAAGGAGATCATCAACCGCTTCTCGAACGGTATTCTCGTCGATGAAGCCATTGCCCGTGTAGAGGAGGACATCGAGCCTCTTGAACGCGAGCAACAGCGGATAAACCTCGAACTGGCAGGTATCGACGGGCGTATCGAGATGTTGCAGGAGCAGATCGACCGCGAGACGGCGGCGGGTGAAGAGCGCGGGCGCACCCGTGCGACACGCATTGCGGAGCTCGAAGCGTCCATCGCCGCCAAGCGGGAACAGATACGTGCCCGGAAAGCGTCGGCGGACGAAACCGACGGAATGATGGAGAAAGTCAGGCAGGCGGACGAAGCATTGCAGGAGTTGGAATCTTCGGACACCTCGTTGGAAGAGTGCCTGAAAGTTATTGAAGCGTTTATGCCGCTCTTCCCGGGCGCACGCCGCACCGACTGGAACCGTACCCTCCGGCTCAAAAAAGAGGATATGGAAATCGCCCGTGCCTCTCTTGACAACCTCGACGCTGCGGTCAAGCACGCCGAAGGGAAGCTGACGGAGAAACGTGCGGCATGGGAACAGTTCAAAAAGGATTACGCCAATTTCTGCTCGCAGTACGAGGAACAGACGGCGGGTTATCAGTCGCGGTTGCAGGAGATAGATAGCCGGTTGCGCGACCTTGCTGGACGTCTGGACGAACTACGCCGCAAGCGCCGTACCGTCTCGGCAGGTATCGACGAGCTGGCCAACAAACTGGCGGGTTCGATTACCTGTCCCGCTTGCGGGCACGAGTTTCTGGTAGCTCATCCCGGATTCGACATCGAAGCTGGAACGAAAGAATTGCGTCTTCGTCAGCAGCAACTCTCCGAGGTGAATGGTCGCATAGAAGCCGGGGAGAAACAATCCGAAGAGGTAGAGATGCAGCAGAACCGTATCCGCACCGAACGTCGCGACATGGAGAACGAGCATCGGAATTGGGAACAGAAGCTGTCGGAACACGAGCGTGCAGTGCGCAGTGCCACAAGCAGCGTCGAGGATGCGGAGCATAACCGCAAGCGCACCCAAGCCGGGATTACCGCCATGCAGGAGGAGATCGACGGCATCCGCCGCAAGGTATTCGACGAAGTGTTCGGCTTCATCGACGAGCGTAATGCCGCACTCGGTCGGGAGAAACGCAAGGCCGAGGAGGACATCCGTTCGGCGGAGTGCGCCGTGGACACCCTGAAAGAGACCATCCGTGAGGTAAACGAAGCTGCCGCGACCGACCTGACCCAGTCGCTCCGCGCCACGCTGAAACAGGAAAAGCAACGCTCGATGGAGACCGCCCGCCGCAAGTTCGACGTGGACGACAAAGTGCGAGCATTGGAGGTGCAGCGCGAGCGTTTCGTACAGTTCAAGACCTACTTGGCCAACACGAAAATCGAGGCCCTCAGCCGCATCACCAACGAGTTCCTCGTCGGTATCGGCAGCGACATCCGCATCCGTTTCGACGGTTACACGGTGCTCAAAAGCGGCAAGGTGCGCGAGAAAATCTCCATTTCATTGTTGCGTGACGGCGTGGACTGCGGTTCGTTCGGCAAGTTCTCGGCAGGTGAAGCCGCCCGTGTGAATCTGGCGACAATCCTTGCCATGCAGAAGCTCGTCAATGCCAACTGCGACGACGAAAAGGGTCTGGACCTGCTCGTTCTCGACGAGATACTGGAGGCGGTGGACGAAGCCGGTCTGGCGTCCATGTTCGAGGCGTTGAACGCCCTCGGCGGGACTGTGCTCGTTGTATCGCACGGGAACGTCGCGGAGGGTTATCCCAACAAACTGGTAATCGTCAAGGAGCATGGAGAATCGCGTATCGGATAACATCGGCCGCGAACAGGTTTTGGCGTTGGATGTGGCGACCAAGACCGGCTATTACAGCCAGCATGAGAGCGGGACGTGGAACTTCGCCGAGTCGAAACGCCGCAACGGCAACAAGATGCACGGCGCGTTCCGCGTCATGCTCATGGCCTTTATCCGCCGTTACGGCATCCGTCGGATCGTAGCCGAGGACGTGGCTGTGAACCGCCACTTCTACGACCTGCGCCGCCTTGCGGAGCTGCGGGGCATCCTGCTGGAGGTCTGCGACGAACTCGACCTGCCGGAGCCCGAATTCGTGAACCCGACCACGCTGAAGAAATTCGCTACCGGAGACGGGCGGGCGACCAAGGAGCAGATGATTCGTTCCTGTCGTGAGAAATACCGCTACGATGCACCCGATGACAATGCCGCCGACGCCTGCCATCTTTATCATTACTATATCCGCAAATATCGTATTTAAGAAGTTATGACAAACATTTATAGAATTGACGCACATAGAGTTGCTGACAGATTGAGATTCAGATTGAACCATCAATCCGTCGGCCTATGGAGCAACAGGGAAAGCCACTCCCGGAAGAGGAGTTAAAAAATATCGAACTGCGTACCGAGCTGTTCAACCGCTACATCCTGCCCAACAAAAATCTGGTGTACCGGCTCTGCATCCGTTACACCTACTTGCAGGAGAACATTGCAGACAATTACAGCGAGGCATTAGTGAACTTTTTCAAGTACATCACCACCTACGATCCCCAGCGGAGCATTCTCAACTGGATACACATCGTGACCAAACGGTTCGTCATGGAGCAGAACCGCCGTCACGGGCGCCTGCCCGTTTCGGAAAACGTGGACGTCTATTCGCTGGCCTCGTCGCTGAGCGATGAAGACGACACGCACGGCAACGCTATGAGGATGGAGAACTACCGGGAGTTTTACAACGATGACATCCTGAACGCCCTCGACTCGCTCAAACCTATCTACCGGGAAGCCCTGCTGCTTCAGCAGGCGGGGTACAAGTTGGAAGAGATCGTCGAGATTTCATACCGCAACGGCAACATGAAAAGCCGGAGCCTCGACACGATGAAGAGCCGGATTTTCCTGGCGAAACAGCAGATGCGCAAACTCATTACACCCGATGGAGAGAAACGATAAGACCCGTGTGACAGTATCACTGTTCGAGACGCTCGTGCGCCGGCTCATCGACGCCCCGTTCCGCTTTCCCGGCGGAGAGTCGGGACGGCGGGCGGTGGCGGCATGCTTGGAGCTCCTGCGCACCCATAGCGGCGGGGAGCTCTCCGACGAGCGTATCGCGGACTTCTGCATCTGCCAGGTGCATGCCATCAGTCAGTTTGACAGAAGCTACCTGTCGTGCCGATGGATGCCGTCGCACTCCTTCGGGCCCAAAGCCCGGGAGCGTTTTGCCGCCACCACGCCGGTACGCCGTTACCACGAGGACCGATGGCTTCAGCAGGTCGGGCTCAGCCGCGCCGCCTTGCCGCTGCTGCTCAAAGACCGGCGGGAACATCCCCTGTGGCAGTTCCTCGATCCGGCATACGAGGAGGCAACCAAACAACGGGTGGTGAACACGCCTGTGGGCTATTACGTCTGCGGTATTTCGACCTTGCTGTGGAATCCGTTTTCGGCCGCCTGCCGGACATGCTCCCGCGCCGAGCTCTGCCGCAAGCGTACCGTCGCCCGTTATCCGGAACTCTACCGCTTGCGCCGCGAAGAAGCTGAAAGGAGGAGCCGCCCATGAAAAACGCGCCTGTCAATCCTTTATCGGCTGAGTTCCTCTACGAACTCTATGCCGCCGCCCTACGCTACGACACCCTGTGCGGTGTGGTGGCGGAGAACATGTGCAAGGAGTACCTGCCGGACCGCAGCTTCCAGAAAATTCAGGAGGTCATCGCCAACCACTACCGCACCTACAAGTCCCCGCCGACGTATGCCACGCTTTCGCAGACATTCCAAGGCGACTACGATGCCATCGAGTTGTTGGAGACCTTCCGCGAGTACGAGGAGGAGAACACCAACACGGAATCCCTGACCGACCTGCTCGAAGGTTACATCAAGGGCGTGCGGTTGCAGAAAGTATATACCGAGGTCGGCAAGCTCTACAACCGGAACCGTCAGAACAAGGCCGAGGCGCTGCTCGCCGAATATGCCGGATGGCTCTCGTCGTTTACGCTCCGCACCACGGCATTCGTGGACGTGGCGAAAACCTTTCGGGAACGTTTCGAGCACAACCGCCGCCGCGAAGCCGAAAGCCGCGAGAACCGCCTGCCGCAGGTGTGCCGCTTCTACATCCCGTACCTCGACGCTCTGAACGGCGGCCGGAACCTCCGGGGACAACTAACTTGTTTTCTGGCATCGACGGGCGTGGGCAAATCCCACCTCGCCAAGCACATCGGCATCCGTGCCGACATCGACGATGGGCTGCATGTGCTGCACTACCAGTTGGAAGGTTCCGAACAGGAGGCGCTGGACGCCTATTCGGGCGGGATGATTTCCCGCAATGCCTACTACTTCGAGCAGGGGAAGATTTCCGACCGGGAGTTCAAGCATTTCGAGGAACTGGTGATGAGCTACGCCGGCAGTATCACGGTGCGTTCGTTCCCGCGCTTTGCCGCCCGCATATCAACGATGGACATCAAGAACGGCATTGCCGAATACCGTAAAATCAACGGTTACTCGCCCGATGTGGTTATCGTGGACTCGATGGACCTGCTGACCGACGCTACGCGCCGCCAGTGGGGAGCCGAGCATGAACGTTCCAAGCGTATCGCCGTAGCGAACGATCTCAAAGACCTGGCGGCGGACGAAAATGTGTGGATGGTAGTGACCTACCAGAGCACCATCGAAGACCGGGACTGGCTCAACAACGAGCGGAACGTGCTGACCGAATACAACTGTTCGGAGGCGAAGGGACTGGCACGTCCTTGTACGCACCTGATTTCCCTGAACCAGTCGTCGGCCGAGCGGAAAGAGTGCCTGATGCGCCTGCATGTGGCCAAGAGCCGGTTTTTCCGGAAGGGCGACACCATCAAAATCGCCACAGACTACGACAACGAGGTGTTCTATGATCCGCAGCGGTCGATAGCGTTGCAACAGATGGAGGAATAGATATAAACAGAGAAGGCTCCCGTGAAGGAGCCTTCTTGCATCTTTTTTATAGTGCAGATATCGTGACCTGCCGATATGGGCACTGATTAGATGCTGCAAATATAATGTATTATTCTGCGTTTTCCAAATTTTTTGTCGGGAAACCTGTGCATTGAAAAATGATAGCGTTCGTTTTAGAACCTCTGTCCTTGGCTAACAATCCATCCAGCAACCCGAGCATATCCCGCTGTCTGTTTACGGATATTTTCCCGATTATATAACTTATAACGTTGACAATCCCGCAAATGTTGTGCCTTTCATCTCCCGTTACCGCTCCTGCGGGTCCGGATTTAATCGCTTTGGCAAGAGATAAATTGTACAGACAGCTACCGTGTGCACAAGCATTCCGGATAATCCGTATCGTTTCGATGTAGTTGATGAATACACCGATGCCACAACCGTAATGTGCCGCAATCTTCTGCTGCACTTGCCGGTCTTTCAAATTGAGATACAACGAACAAATATTCCCCAGTGTCATAAACTCTACCGTTTTCCAAGCCGGGGCAAAACGATCGTTTATGTATTTCTTGTGATGCCTTTTGATGACCGGATTTTCCCGTATTGTTTTATAGACTTTCTCTTCAAACGAATCGACATAGGATTTGTTGACGACATTCGGGTCGGCAAACCACGTCGGGGATGACTTATAGTAGTTCGATACGGTATATACGATGTAGGTACGAAGATTTACCTCAATCCTATTCAGGTAGTTGAGCAGAATATTTCTCAAATCATAATCGAAATAATAAAGCGAAACAATATCCTGAAATCCGGTTCCTTCTTTGACCTGATGGTCTCTGTCATCCAATTTTGGGAATGTCTTTTCAAAAGGGAAAGAGTAAAATCCCAATCGGTAGAAGCCTATATCCAAAAGGTTCTCTTTCGCCTTGGTTTCATTCTCTATCGCAACGCCTCGTTCTTTCAAGAGCTTTATTTGTTCTTCTATGGTAGTAGCCTGTTTCATACGCATATTCTATAAACGTTTCAAAGGTAGCTATTTTTCGTGAGCTAACCCATTTTAATATTCGATTCTGACATGAGAGCGTGAAAAATTCTTCTTTCCATAACCCGTTGCAAATTGTGGCGGGCTATTTCTTTATATGTATATCACAGGGAAAGAATATGACTTGCTGGTGGCCGAACTCCGGGCGGAACTCGGGGCACGGACGGACGGCGGTGGGAAGAACCTCATCGCGCGGTGTCCATTCTGCGGCAAGGAAGGGAAATTCGGGGTCTATATCGGCAAGGAGACGGTGCGCAAGAAGCCTTTTATGGCGCATTGCTTCTCGTGCGGACGCTCGACCACGACTTTGGGCAAGTTGCTCGAAAGCCTCGGCCGGATGGACCTGTTGCCGACAGAAACGGTGGCTTTCGACGAACCGCTTCCCAATGTGCTGTTCCCGTTGGAGGATGCGGAAGAAGAGGTCGATGACGAGTTGGGCATCGTATCTCTTCCGGAATACTGGCGACGCACCTTTACCCATCCTTATCTGCAAAGCCGGGGATTTACCTACGACGATTACGACCGCTTTCCGGTGGGCACCACCTGCCGCCTGAACCGCCGCTGGGACGACTACGTGATTTTTCCCATCATCGACGCGGGCGACACGGTGGGTTACGTGGCGCGCCATACGTGGAGCAAGGAGGAAATTGACTTCCATAATCGTCGTGCCGCACGCAACGGGGAGTACAAGATGCTGCGCTGGCGCAACTCCACCGAGAACGACTTCGTGAAGCTGCTCTATCATTACGACGGCATCGTGGAGGGTGAGACCGATACGGTCATCCTGACCGAAGGCATCTTCGATGTGGTCGCCCTGACCCGCAAATTAGACCTGTACGACAACCGCCGTATCGTCGCCGTCGCCACCTTCGGAAAGAAAATATCCCGTACCCAAATCTACAAACTCCAGACGAAAGGCGTCCGCACGGTGGTCATCGGCTACGACGGCGATGCCGTGGAGGCCGTCAAGCATACCGCCTCGGAGCTCTCCGCCTATTTTGAGGTCTTCGTGGCGGACATTCCCGATCCGGAGAAAGACTGGGAAGACCTTACGGCGGAAGAGATTTACCGTGTTTTCGCCTACGGGTTGAAAACGCCCATTGAATATCAACTCACTAAAATACAACAGAAATAGCATGAACGAATTACATGAATGGCTGGAAGCGCACCGCATCGCTTACCGGCCCATAGACCGTGAAGTGGTCGAAATCGAAGGTCTCGGCAAACTGTTCCTCGCGGACCTTTCCGGGGTGGAGTCGATTTTCCGGGTCAAAGGCGCGGAGGTGGAATTCAACCTGATGGAACGTCCGGAGGTGCTGCTGTCCGAGGGCATCGAATACGTCGTCTTTCCGTTCGGGGACAACTGGTACTACTACTCACTTCGGGAGGGCTTCGGGTTGAACATCCTCAAATACGTGGGGCGGCAGGTTCCCTGCAAGCGGAAAACCCCGTTCGTGAACTTAGGCGTCCATACGCCCTACGAACTGCTCAACGCTTCGGGCGACGTGTCGCTGTGGGTGCGGAAAGCCGTGTGGATGGGCCATACCGCCCTCGGCATCTGCGACCGGAATACGATGGGGGCGACGCTGGCATTGCAGAAAGCCTGCGACAAGGCCGGCATCCGTCCCGTCATCGGATACACCTGTACGCTGGCTCACGAAGGCGAAAAGGTGGAGGTGAAAATCTATTGCCAGAGCCAGCGCGGGCTCAGGAACCTGCTGCGCATCCAGAAAGCCGTCATGGTGGATGCCGCAGACGCGACCGTCCCACTTCCCGAACTGCTCCGCCGGGGCGAAGGAAACGTGCTGATATTCGGAAAACTCTCGCCGCTCTGGATGGAAAAGAACTTGCATGCGGTGAAAGCCCTGCGGGAGACCTTCGACAACGTGTTCTACCAGGTGGATCTGTCGGAGTACAAAGCCGAGCGGTTGGATGCCGAGGTGCTGAAGGCGACCGCCCATTTCTTCCATACCTTCTATGACGAGAAGAACGACAGTTTCCTGGTCGAGCCGGTGCTCATCGCCGACTGCTACTATCCGGACAAGGACGACGCCCGCACGAAAATCGTGCTCAACAAAATCGCTACGGGTGCCGCCCATGCCCAGAGCGACGACCAATACTTCAAAGACATCGACGAACACTATGCCGCCGTCTGTGCGCTCTTCGACGGGGAACGGTGGGACACGGACGCACTCTTCGAGCGTATGTACCGCCACACGGTGGAGATCGCCGAGGGAGCCGAAGCCCGTTACCAGACCGAGCGGAACTACATGCCCCGCTACGACATGACGGCGGAGGAACAGCAACGTTACGGCGACCGTTACGCCATGTTCCGGCAACTGTTGGAGGAGGGTTTCCGGCGGCTCGTGCCCCGTGAGCGTGCGGAGGAGTACCGCAAGCGGTTGGAGAAAGAGGTCTATATCCTCGAATCGACCGACAACATCGACTACATGCTCGTACAGTACGACACCGTGAACTGGGCACGCCGAAGCGGCATTCTCGTGGGCTGCGGGCGCGGTTCCGCCGGCGGTTCGCTCGTGCTGTACCTGTTAGGCATCACGCTCATCGACCCCATCCAGTACAACCTGCTCTTCGAGCGTTTCCTGCTGCCCGAGCGTGCCGGGCTCTATCCCGACCGGGTAACGCGCCTGACCGACCGCGTGCTGTCGGACCGTGCCGTCCGCATCCGTTTCGACAACGGCGTGACACTGAGGCTCGACCGGGACGCCGAATTAGTGATTGTCCGTGACGGGAACCGCCTCACGGTCTATGCCGACCAGCTCCGGGAATCGGACGACGTGCTTTTCGACAACCGCGACCTGTTGTTCAACCTGCAAGGCGACCTCCTATGAAAATCGTACACATCCAGCAGGAACAACTTCCGGAGCGCATACCGATAGCGGACAGTTTTGCGGGCGACGGCTACCGGCAAGGCCCCGGCGGTCAGCTTCCCGACGTGGACATCGACTTCCAGTCCGACCGCCGGCAGGAGGTCAAGGAGTATTTGGAGCATCGGTACAACACCGACGGGCGGCAGCAGGTCTTCTCCGCCGGTACGCTCACGACCCTCAAAATGAAAGCCGTGCTGAAAGATGTCAGCCGCGTACACCGTGTGCCGGTCAGTGTGGTGAACTACATCACGGCCATCTTCGGGGACGACAACATGACCTGGACCGACCTGTTCAAACTGGCCGCCACCAACAAGAAAGTCCGGGACTTCATCCTACGGTACCCGAGAGTCATCGAGGACATCCGTCCGCTCATGGGTCAGCCGCGTTCCGGTTCCGTCCATGCCTCGGCCATCATCATCACGCCCAAGCAGCAGGACGGCGAGCTGATGGAGTGCTTCGACTACACGCCCATCAAGAAAGTGGACGACCTGCTCATCTCCGAGCTGGACGGATACTCCATCGACGAGGTCGGGTTACTGAAAAACGACTGTCTCGGCATCAAGGAGTTGTCGAAAATACAGGCGGTCATCGACATCTGCAACCGGGAATACGGTGCGGGGCTCTCCTTCGAGGGTATCGTGCGCAGCGGCTTGGACGACGAGAAGACCTTCCGCATCCTGTCGGAGGGCTATACGCAGAACGTCTTCCAGTTCTCCTCGCCGGGCATGACCCGCTTCCTGCAAGATATGCGGCCGCAGTGCATCGGCGACCTGATTGCCGCCGGAGCGTTGTACCGTCCGGCGACGCTCGATTCGGGTTCGGCGGAAAAATACCTGCTCTGCCGCCGTGAGGAGGTGGCACCCGTTTACCTATGGGGAACCTACGATGCCCTGAAAAACACCTATGGCGTGCTGGTCTTTCAGGAACAGCTCGCCCAGATGGCGCGTGAAGTCGGCGGTTTCTCGCTGGCCGAGGGCGTGCGGCTGCTGAAACTCATCTCCAAGAAGAAAATCGACGTCATCCGCGCCATGAAAGAGAAGTTCATGACGGGAGCTGCCGCCAAAGGGTGCCCCAAAGAAGACGCAGAACACATCTGGGAGATGATCGAGGCCGGCGGCGGTTACCTGTTCAATGCCAGCCATGCCACCGCTTATGCTGTCACCAGCTATGTGGGAGCCTACCTCAAAGCCAACTATCCGACAGCGTTCTACACCGTGGCATTGCAGTGGGCCGACGACAAGGAAATCCCGTTGCTGATGTCCGAGATGGAGCTCTGCTCGAAAGCCCGCATCGTGCCGCCCGAAATCAACACCTCCCGGCAGGTATTCTTCACCGACTACGGCACGGACGAAATCTTCTGGTCGCTCGGCCGCATCAAACAGCTCGGGGCCAAAGCCGTTACCTGCATCGTCGAGGAGCGCGAGAAAAACGGTCCTTACACCTCCATCGAGCACTTCATACACCGGATATTCCGGTACAAATTGAAGAAATACGCTTACTGGGACGACCCCGACAATGCCGAAGAATCCGTGCGTGTGCCGGTCAATGCCCGACATGTGCGGAACATGATTCTGGCCGGATGCTTCGACAAGGTGGAAGGTATCGGTACGGTGACCGAGCGTTACGGCTTGCTTGCCCGTGCTGCGGCAGAATTGGGCTTCACGCTTTCGGAGAAAGACTTCCCCGAGGAGCTGGTCGGGCGGCACTACTTCTGGAGCCGTCAGCAGATTGCCGTGTCGGGCATCGGTTCGGTGGACTATCGCCGCATCTTCGAGGCATCCGAAGCCCGTGCGCTCGTGAAAGGCAAAGCCGCCTACCTGAGCCTGCACGACGTGCTCGACCCGGCCAGCGACGGACGGCGTGCCGCCGTATGCGCCTCCGTCACGGAGCTGTCCGAGCACACGTACAAAGACCGGACGAGCGGTGAACGCAAGCGGTTCGTCAAGCTGACGCTCCAGCAGAATAACGACGTGGCGGAGATGGTCTGCTGGAGCGAGACCTGCGAAGCTCACCGGGAGAAAATCTCCGCCTTGAAAGACCGTATCGTCATCGTGTCGGGGATGGTCAAGTACAGCGACTATTCCGGCACAAACAACCTCCAAAGCACCAAATCGACTATCATTCATATCGTATGAAAACCAACTTACTCGGATAATATGGCAACACCCAAGACAGAACAAGGAATCTATACGGCCGTCGTGCTCGACTTCGAAACCGGCGGTCTGGACTGCACGCGCTGCGCCTGCACGCAGATTGCCATGCAGGCCGTGCGGCTCGACACCTTCGAGGTGCTGGGACGCTATGCGAACTACATCGCCCCTTACGACAGGCAGTCTTTGGGCGGGGCACCCAAGCGCAAAGTGCTCAAGACACGTCGGGAGATCGAACAGGAGAGCGCCTCCGAACCGATGGACTACGAGGCCGCCGCACTGAACTACACCGACATCACGATGGACCTGTTGCGGACCCGGGGCGTCCCCTTGAAACAGGTGGCGGCGGATGTCATCGACTTCGCCCGCAAGCATACTCTGAGCAAGGGCGTCCGTTACAAGCCCGTGCTTATCGGGCAGAACATCCCGTTCGACGTGGGCTTTCTCCAACAGATGATGGCTTATGCCGGGTTACAGAAAGAGTTCGCGCAGGTATTCGCCGGCACGACGGATTTTTACGGGAACTTCCAGCCTCATTACTTAGACACCATCGACCTGGCACGGCTCTGTTTAGCCGCCGATCCGCAGGTCACGTCCTACAAGCTGGAGCTGGTGGCCGAACGTCTCGGCATCGAACTGGACGATGCCCACGATGCCGATGCCGATGTGACGGCCACACGGGAAGTGGCCGCTCTGTGCAGCCGCCGTCTGCGGCAGAACGGGGATACGGATATTTCGCAGCAGCGGACACCGAAGATGAGGAACCATTTCAAAATCTGAAGTTATGGAAGAGAAGAAAGGAGACAAGATAGAACGGGTCACGTTCCGGGTGGAAGACCGCATGACCTACGGGATACTGAACTACGACGGCAACGAGCTGATGGCCGCCATTACGGGGTATGACCTGAACGTGATGTTCAACATGCGGCTCATCAACTCGCTGGCAGATGCCGAAGCGTGTGCCGACGCGCTGGCCGATGTGTTTTACCAGACACTGATGGAGCAGCTTATCTCCAGAAAGGCGGATTTTATTCAACCGCCGAAGCCGTAATTCTCTATTCTTTTTCAAACGACAATGTGATGAAAAAGAAAGATAGCGATAAGACGAACGAGGTGCTGCCGGCGGTGCCTGTCCCTTTGGCGGACAAGCCGCTGACCGAAGAGGAAGACAAGTTCTGCGAGCTGTACGTCTCCGGCGGTCCGCTCTATGCCGGCAACCACCGCAAGTGTTACGAGGAGGTGTTCGGCAAGGGCAAGAACGTACCCATCGCCAGCCGTCTGCTGCTGGGGCGTCCGCATATCTCGGCCCGTATTCGGGAGATGATTGACAGTGTGCAGTTCGACGTCGAGACCATCGCCACCCGGTTGCAGGTGGCCGAGACACTCAAAGCGGTGATGAGCGAAACCTCCTCGGCCGAGTACACCGACAAATTCGGCGTGCCGCTTTCCCCGGCACCGTTGCGTGCCGTAGCCGTCAATGCCGCCAAAGCCCTCATGGAGCTTTATCCCATCAAGTGCTCGCAGGAAACCAAACTCCGTATCGACGGCGGTGAGGGCGGCGTAGTCTTCAACGTCATCGTACCGCAATCCACGCCCCATGAGTGAAAATAGGAACCGACCGAAGTTCAGCCGCCGCACGGCGGAACGGGTGATTTACATCCTCGTTATCCTCGGGCTGTTGTTATACGGTCTGCTACGGGACTCCGAGGTCGCCGCCCGGCTTATGGAGGCCATTACGAATGCTTTTTCCATCTTAATACAAAATCCATCATGACACAAGTAAGAAACTTCATCAGCGACAACTTTCGGACGATTATCATCATCGTCTCGTTCGTCGTGACCCTCTATGTGCAGCATGTCAGCAACACCGAGCATATCAACGAACTGACACGCCGCTGCCAGACGCTGGAGCTGAAAGTACAGGACCAGTACGAACGCATCGACGCCATCAAGCTCGACAAGGCTGTCTTCGAGGCCACCATGACCCAGTTCACCTCCTTGCAGACTGACATCCGGGAAATGCGGGAGGACATCAAGGAACTCTTAAAACACAACCGATGAGCAGATGGATATTGTCTGTTGCGCTCCTCCTGTCCGCCGGGCATATCCGGGCGCAAGACGCACGCTTCGAGTCGGCCGTGGCCTGTATCAAACATTACGAAGGCATGCACGACCACCGCCATCTCCCGTATGTCGGTTACGGGCACAAACTCCTGCCGGGCGAATCGTTCCCGACAATGACCGAGAAACTCGCGGACTCATTATTGCGTGCCGACCTGAGAAAGAAATGCGCCGTATTCCGCCGTTTCGGAGCGGACTCCCTGTTGCTCGGCGTGTTGGCCTACAATGTGGGTGAATACCGGCTGTTAGGGTACGAAAAACGGCCGAAAAGCCGATTGGTGTGCAAGCTCGAAGCCGGAGACCGGGACATTTATTCCGAGTATGCGGCATTCTGCCACTACAAAGGGAAAGCCGTACCCTCCATCCGGAGGCGACGCGAAGAAGAATTCAAAATCCTATTCATCAAATAAAAAGCGTTATGATTGCAAGAAATTCAAAAGTGAAGATAGTGGCATCGTCCCAGCTTACGGAGATGATGCTGGAGGAACTGGTCGGGAAAACGGGTGTCGTGTCGGAAGACCTCACCGGTCCCGAACGTCGCGGATGCAAGGGGTATATGGTGTTTCTCAAAGACCCGTACCAAGAGGAATACGAGTGGTTCATCCCCGCCGAATCGGTCTGCCATGCGTAAGAGTACCCTGTATCTGAGCCTCACCGTGCTGTTGCTCGGTGGGGCTGTCGCAGTTCTATGGCAGCGCAACGGCTATCTCAAGGAGGAACGCAACCGCTACCGGAGCAATACCGAGGCGTTGCTGTCGGATATGAAGCGCATCCGGGTGGATTCGACGACGATGGCGGTGGATGTGAACGCGCTGCGGTTGCGGGTGGACGAATACAAGCGGCTGCGTGCCGAGGATGCTGAGAAAATCAGGCGGCTCGGGGTGAAAATCAAACACCTCGAAGCGGCGGCACGGCATGAGGTCGAGGTAGCCGGACCGATAGATGCCGTGATACGGGACACAGTGGTTGTGCGGGATACAGTGCCGATTCTGCGCCAGAGGGTGGAGATGATCACGCCGCACATCCAGCTTACAGGAATCATCGAGGACAACCGGCTGCGGGGTGAGATACGGGTGCCGGTTACGCTACACCAGGCGGTGTGGATGGAATATAAGGGCTGGTGGTTCTGGCGGCGGGTAAAGGCCGTTCATCAGACCATTTCAAGTGACAATCCGTATGCGGAAATACGGTATTCGGAGTATATATTCGTTAAATGAGCCATCTAATTATTCGAGTACCGATTATGAGGCTTTATTCGCCTATGTTGAAGAAGTATATCGTGACGAAGGGTATGCGGAAAATCGTTTTCGTAGAACCACGTAAACTAAAACAAATTCGATTGTTTTATAGAAATCATTGAGGGCAACCGACTGCGAGGTGAAATACGGGTGTCAGTGATACTTCATCAAATAGTAAAGAGTAATAAACTATAATTTGCCAATTGCCCTGACGCCCCCCCCAAAAAAATCAAATCGTATATCAATACG